AAAGATGAATCAACAATAACATATGGATATCCTAATACCGGTATACATGCTATGGCTGGTGATGATGATTATCCAATAGGTAATATTCTTATTGGTGGACCATATGTTAAGAAAGATTATTATAATAGATTAACAACATTTAATATCAACTGGGAACCTGATGATAGCGATTGGCAATGGGGTGGATTTGATTCCGCACATGGTCAAGGAACAATGCAAAACTATTGTGATACACTAAAAAATTTCTTTTTAACCGATAGGTTATTTAAACATATGCATAATGGAGTGGCTAAACCTATACCAAAAAGATCACGATGGTTAAAAAATGATTTAGGTCCATTTACTGATGGTTGGGGTGATGAAGAAATGCATCAAAAAACTGCCAATATGGAATACACAGATAACACAAATAACACAAATGATGAATATGTAAAAGATGATGAAGTACATGAAGATATAAATATAGAAGATAAAATAATTTCCTTATTAGCAGAAGATAAATATAAATAGAAAGAGATATATATGCCATTAAATGTACAGTTAAATAAATCAACACCATCAAACTTTAGATTGGTTTTTCCATTGTTACCAAATCAAGTTGCTATAAATGCATCGGAAGAATTGATATTAAACATTCACGGAACTATTTTACCTGGTGTTGGTTTGGAACCAGGAGATTTAAATTGGCATAATACTAAATCCAAAATGGCTATGGGCCCAATGGCATTTGATGAATTTACAGTTGAATTTATCGTAGATACAGAATTTAAAAACTGGAAAGTTATTTGGTATTGGTTAAATTATATAACCAATTTCAAAGAAAAACCCTTAGAAAAATGGAGAAATTTTAGTGTTGATAGTTCACTACAAATATTGAATAATTTTAATGATGAGATTATGAGAGTTGGGTTTGTTAGAATGTGGCCCGTGAATTTGGGTGCCGTAACATTATCAAATAGGGATGGTGAATCTCTATTAGAATGTTCAGCAACATTTTCATATGATTATTTTGAGATAAAATAAAAATAAATAAATATATACGATAAATAGATATTGTATTATGAAATTAGGAGGAAATAGATGGCACTTTACCTTTCACCGTTAGTTGATGTTAAAGAAATAGATTTAACAACAACAATTCCAGCTGTTGCAACTTCAATAGCCGTTACTGTAATTAGGGACCCATATAAAGGACCTGAATTAAAGCAACAACTTATAACAACAGTTGATGAGTTGATAACAATCTTTGGTGAACCAACTTCAGGTTCATTTAAAGATATTTTATCATCTGTAGGTTATCTAAATTATGGTAACAAATTATATGCTACAGCCGCATATGCAGTAAGTGCAACATTTGCTGGTTGTCATGGTGTTTTCGCATCTGCCGGCGAACTTGACGGTTACAATATAACACCCAGTGGTGCATATATGATTGATGATTTTGAAGCAAAAGATCCTGACCAATACCATACTGAGTCCGTTCCATTTGATGAAAACAGAGAAGATTATGGGTCAAGTATATCTTTCATTGCAAAATCAAGAGGTAAATGGGGTAATTATATAAAAGTCGCATTAGTTGGTAAAAATCTATATAATAGAATAAGAAGCCAAGCATATACATATACACAACTTAATATATCAAGTGAGTTATATGATGATATAGATAGTGTTGATGTTTCATTTGACTCATCAACAGATACAGAATTTATTGTAATAGTAAAAAATGCAGACCAAGACCAAATAACAAAAGCAAGTCCAGTTTTCTTTGTTAGAGAAGCTATGTTTGTTTCAACTAATGAAAGAAAACTTGATGATGAAGGTGGTAATATTTATTGTGAAAACTTTATAAATCAAACATCAAATTTCATAAGATGTAAACTTGCTTCAGTAGCAAAGAATACTGATATGTCAAATATTTTTACAGATTATGAAAACATGTCCGGTGGTCAAAATAGACCAAGTACAGAAGTTACAGATGCGGCAATTATTGAAGCATTTGAAATATATGAAGATGCTGAAACAGTTGATGTTAATATTCTAATTGATTCAGATAAATCAATCACAGTAAAACAAACACTTATGGCAATAGCCGAAAGTAGAAAAGATTGTATAGCAATTCTTGATGTTCCTTCATCACTTGTATTAAACAACAGTGGTCAAGAAGCAACAGATATGAGAGATTTTAGATTAGGTTTACATTCAACATATAACTTAAATGAAAATACAAGTTACGCAGCATTGTATGGTAACTGGTTAGAAATTTATGATAAGTGGAATGGTAAATATAGATGGATTCCAGCATCAGGACATATAGCAGGTATCTATGCAAACACAGACGATGTAACCGATCCTTGGTTTGCACCTGCAGGTTTGAATAGAGGTATTATCGGTAATATTAGAAAACTTGCATTTAATCCAAATCAAGGCAAAAGAGATATTATGTATAAGAATGGTATCAATCCAATTGTATCATTCGCTGGTCAAGGAAAAGTTGTTTGGGGTCAAAAAACATATTTAGATAAATCATCCGCATTCAACAGAGTCAATGTTAGAAGATTGTTTATCATTCTTGAAAAAGCAATCTCAACTGCGGTTAAATATTTCTTATTTGAACCAAACGATTCATTTACAAGGCTTCAACTTATAAATATGATTGAACCTTTCTTGAGGGATGTTAAATCAAGACGAGGTATTTATGACTTCTTGGTTGTATGTGACTCAACAAACAATACACCAGAGAGAATTGATAGAAATGAATTATGGTGTGATATTTATATCAAACCAACAAGAGCCGCTGAATTTATTGTACTTAACTTTATCGCAACAAAAACAGGCGCCTCATTTACAGAAATTGCAGCAACAGCTGCAGGAGCAACTGCCTAAATATAAATGGGGGATGTTATTATCCCCCATCTATGAAAATATAAGGAGAATTAAGAAATGCCAAATTTTGACATTGAAAGTTATAAATCTAATTTTAGAGATGGAGCAAGAGCGAATCTGTTTTATTTTTTGCCAATGATTCCAGGAGATTGTATTGAAGGTGATATGACAAATGGTAGAACTTCATATTTGGTTAGATCAACAAGTCTACCAGCATCAACAATAGAAGAAATAAATTTAAACTGGCAAGGTTTTGATTTCTTTGTTGGTGGTAAACATACATTTTCTGATTTTACCGTAACATTCAACCTTGATGATAAGGGTTTATTGAGATTATGCTTTGAGAACTGGATTAATAAGATTCACGACCCAGTAACAAATGAATATGGTACAATCGCATTCTATATGTTCCCACAAAGATTGCAATTACTTGGATATGATGGAACTCCAGTTATGGAATATCTATTACACCACGCCTGGCCAAGAGAAGTTGCAGCTGCAACTTTGGATTATAGTACAAATGATAATGTTCAATTTGATGTTACATTTAGATATGCATATCATACATTGACAACAAGACCAACTGGTTTATAAAAATAGAATAAAAACAAGAGGTTATATAAATGAGTAATAAAAATGTTCATCAGAATGGTCCACCCATTCAAAGAGTTGTTAAGAAAGAAAAGAGTACATTTGATGTATCCAAATTTCAAGAAATATATGAGTTTGATACCACACTACCTGGCACTGGTATACCAGTAAGATTTAGACCACTGAAAACTGGTCAAATTAAAAAGATGTTGGCATATGAAAATGAAAAAGACCCATTAGCATTATCAAAGATGATGAATATGGTTATAACCGAAGCGGTTATAAACAAAGATGATTTTGATATTAATGATATTCTTATTAAAGATAGGGCCTTCTTACTTTGGGAAATGAGAAACAAAACCAAAGGCAACATGTGGGAAACAGAATATAAATGTGAGAAATGTGGATCACAAAATTTATTGGTAAAAGATTTATCAAAATTTCCAATAAAGAAAATAGATTTTGTTAATACGAATTATATTATTGATGTATTTGAAGATGTAAAGATTCAAATGAGGTTTTTAAAAGTAAGTGATGAATTAGAAGCTCTTACTTTTATTGATAATAAAATGAGTGACATGCAAAAACAAGCAGAGATAACAATTATATTACATTCTGCTGGTATTGATAAGATTATAAAAGGTGATGAAGAATATACCGATCTACAATTAATTGATAAAAAATTCTTTGTAGAAGAAATGCCAACAGTTGTCTATGAAAAAATATCACAATGGTATAAAGACAATGATTATGGTACCAATTTTACCATAAAAAATAGTTGTATAACATGTGGTAATGAAATTGAATTTGAAGCAACGCCAGACAATTTTTTTTTCTGATTAAATTACTACAAACCAGTATGCCAAAAATAACAGAGGAACAATTTATTTTGGCAACAATGGGAATAAGTCTTTCAGAATCGGAAAATTTAGTAGACTTTGAAAGAGAAGCATATGTAAATATGGCTATAAAAGAAAAGAAAATGCAACTTGATATAGCTACGATGATGGCAGGTGGCCATTTGTCACGCTTATCCTAATATAAAGGATATGGATCATAGAAGGTCTAAAGGACAAAAACACATTATCCGGTGTTGATGTAAACTTTAGACCTTTTTATTTTGGAGATAAAATATATGGCAACAAGCATTCCAACAAACCAACCACAAACACCAGCAGCAGCAGCGGCTGCAGCAGCGGCTGCAGCAAAAGCAGCAGCAAAAGGAAGAGAAACTGTAACCAGAAATCCATTTTCCGGTACTAAACAAATAGTCAGTGATGGTATAAAAACCTTAGTTGAAAATTTAAGTGGTACTTTAAAAGGATTAGCTGGTGATGTATCCGGAAAATTTCAAGAAATATTAAGTGATGAACTACAATATGGTCTTGATATTGCCAAAACAGGATGGGCAAGAATGACCGGCTTTATATCACCAATAACAAAACCATTTACACAATTAATAAAACATTGGATATTACAAGTACCAATGTTTAAAAGAATGACTGGATGGATTGGCGATTTAGCTGGTATAGAAAAAATGAGAAGAAAAGAAGAACTTGCTCAACGAGGTATAAAGGCAAAAGGTTGGCTTGCAGAATTACTTGACCTTTTATTTCTACCATTAGCTTTGATACTTGGTATGATAGGAGCAGTTGTAAGAAAAATACTTCTTCCTTTTGAAATTGTATTTAAACTTTGGAAAGCATTTTTACTTACACCTGGTAAATGGGCTTGGGCTAAAATTGCATTATTTAAAAAAATGTTTGAATCTGTATGGCATGCAATAATAGGACAAAAAAATATCGGTCAATTAAGTTTAGCAATAGAATGGTATTATAGAAAATTTATGAAAACTATACGACACAATAAAGCAATAAATTTTCTTTTTATTGTTATTGAAAAAGTATTTAAAACCATTGGTTGGATTGCTGGTTGGATTGGTAAAACAATAGGTGGAACATTTAAAATGATAATGGCTGCTGGTAAAAAATTAGTAGATATTTTTAATTGGTTTTCAAAAATTCCAGGTCTTGGTATATTATTCAGAGCATTAAAAGTAGGTTTCAAATTTCTTGGATGGCCACTTCAAATTTTACTATCAGCAATTGATTTCATTAAAGGTTTTGTAAAAACAGAAGGAAATTTTCTTGAAAAATTAAAAGGTGGTTTAACAAGTATGATAACAAAATTTTTAGAATTTCCTGTTAGACTACTTGCCGGTGTATATGATTGGATTATGGAACAATTAGGTCTTAGAAAAAAAGGTGATCCAGGTTCTGGTGATAAAGCAATGAACATATTAACTGACCTTGTTAGTAGAGCTATAGGTGGTCTGGGTAATTTAGTACAAAGTTTTATTGATTTAGTTAAAGATGCTATTGTATGGATACAAGAATCCATAATGAATATAAAAGTATGGTGGTATAATTTCTTAACAGAATATCCAACAATCGGTAAAATGATATCCGGTGGTGAAGAAGGTTATAAGAGTAGATTAGCTTCATTTGGTGATGATGTAAAACAACGATCTGCTGAATTAAAACAACAAAACGAAGAAGAAAAGAAAAAGTTTAATGAAGAAACTCAAAAGAAAGCAGCAGCAACAACTACCACAAATTGGGGTGGTGGTTTTGGTGAAAATCCATTAGATACAAATAAAAATACTATTATAAATAATAGTAATGTAACTAATAATACATCAACAGCACCAACATCTATACCATCATCACGATATACATCTCAAAATCCACGGGATATGGGATTCGCAGCAACACATCCTTAAAATTTTTAAGAAAGGAATTTATTATATATGTCAATACCTGTTCAATTTAGTAATTTAAGACGACCATCAATAATAAAAGGTGGTTATAGTCATTATAAATCAATTAAGAAAAGGATAAATGACACCAAGGATGAGAATCTAATTCAAGTACCTCATTGGTATTTTCCTCATGCAGGTCATACTGGGTCAATTTGGATAGAATTGCAACCACTTGAATTAAAATCAATAAATTCAGCCGGTAGAGGTGGAAATTATGATGTATCAAAATTTGGTCCATTATATAAATTCTTAGCTCCAGATGATGGTATTCTTGAAGCAAGTAACCATGAATGGAATACTTATGAAACAATATTTTCTAAATTATTGGCAATGGAAGCAAAACTTGGTACAGCATGGACACAAGGCCAACAAATAGCAGGAAGTCTTTGGGGGTCAGTAGTAAGAGCCTTTGAAGCAGGTGATTTTCCTTCAGGTGAACAAATGCTTGCAGCCTTACATGCAGCAGTGGCAGTAGATATACCAAAAAAGAAAGTTGATGCACCACTTTCATATACAAATTCACCACGAAGACAATTTATGTTTACCTTCCAATTATTATCAGAAGGATTAAAAACAGATTTGGTTGAAATTGTAAAAAACATTTCAGCATACTCAGCACCATCATCAGTTGGAAATATACATATTAAATGGCCACATTTATGGTCAATACAAACTGACCCAAAAGGTGTTTTAGATGTTGACCTTGCAGCATGTACTTCTGTTCAATCAACTTGGAAACATCCTTATAAAAATGGTATTCCGCAAAGATGTGAGTTGACTCTAAACTTTACAGATATATCACCACTTTTTGCAGATACCATTAGGGTTGGTTCACTTGTTAGAATTGCAAAAAATCTTGATAGAAAATCATTCGCAGAAGATGTAAAGGATAGAACAACATTCTCAGCAACAAAAGAGATAAATAAAGTAAAAGATAGGGCAAAATGGGTTGCAGGTAAACTTGGATATCCAAGTTAAAGAAGGAGGAATATTATGTTGGATAATGAAACTACTAATATCAATTTACCACCTGAAGGTGATATGTATGTAACAAAAGCTATGGAAGAAATAAATATAGATAGAGAAAGATGGAAAAATAGAAGACATATGGCTTGGCTATCTTTAGTATCCATGATAGTTCTAACCACTTTAATTATATTTTTACCAGAAAGTTTATTACCGGTTGCAAAGGTAGCAGTTGTATCAGATTTTATAACATGGTATTATTTTGCATGTACTGGTGTTATAGGTGCATATATGGGTGTAACAACTTTTGCACATGTTAAAAAATAGGAAATATAAATGAGATTAGATGATTATATATTAGAAGATACAAAAATATCAACTGAAGAAGGTTTAGAGGATATTAAAAAGAATTGCTCCGAATATATAAGGGAGTTGAGGTCTGGTAGAAACCTTTTTGTTAGATTATCAGAAAGTTATAAACCAATAGATCATAATAAAATACTCATTATACCTCCTAAATCGGATAGAATACCGATTGATACTCCTAAAGATGTTCACCATGTTATAGATAACTTACTAAAAGCTAAATTCGGTTGGAAGCCACGGTCCGAAGCACTCTTTGTATGGATAACAGAACAAAAGAATCCAAGATGGAATTGGTACTCATTTTGGAAAGAAGTGAGATTAATCTTTCCAATAGATGGATATAAATATGTTTATTCATCCATGATAGGTGACCTCTTTTTAAAATATGAAACTTTTTTAAATGATTATGATTATCCTATATATCCAGATTCCTATGATGATAATAAAATTAATAATGATATAAAAGATAAATTTTTTGAGTGGTTTAAAAATAAGGGTTTACCAACATATACAAAACTTAATGCGTTAAGAATGGGTGCAACTAAACATAAAAGAACTGAGTGTATGTTGAAAGCAAAAAAATATTATGCAATATCATCACTCCATATACCACGATTAAATGACCTTTTTAATCTTGATATACAACCATCACGGTATAAAATAACCGATTTAGAACCAAAGCATGAATTTAACATGGATGAAACTTAATGAAACTTAATGAATATCTAATAACAGAAACACAAAAAATTAGTTTTGAAGGGTTCTTACATATAGTTAAAAGAACTTGTTCGGAATATATAAGGGAGTTAAAGGCTGGTAAGAACTTCTTTATAAGAAACCGTGTAGGTTTCACTTCTATCAACTCAAGTGATGTTATACTTATTCCCGCAAGAGAGGACAGGGTTCCTCGTGATATGAGTATAACATTACATAACGAAATGGATGCTTTACTAAAAGCTAAGTTTGGTTGGAGACCACGGTCCGACTCGCTCTTTGTATGGATAACTCCGCAATCAGAAACAACAACCCGAAAAGGTAATGGAGCAGATAGAAACAGAATTATCTTTCCATCTAATGGTTATAAATATGTATACTCACCAGAAGTTAATGATGTTTATTTTGAATATGAAAATATAATGTCAAATATGCCAGATAATAATGACCGTGATGGTGTATATGGTGAGTTTGATGAGGACGAAGTTGAGGATGAGTTTTTAAATTGGTTCACAAAGGAAGCACTACCAACATACACCGATAAAGGTGCATTAAAAACCAAGTTAGCACGATTTGATGGAAATGTAGAGTGTATGTTAAGAGCAAATAAAATATATGTTGTTTCCCAAAACTATATAGAGGTACTTAATAAACACCTTGGTATAAATATAAAACCAATAGAAAAAGAAGTTCCACATAAATCACTCCGATATAACAGTGAGATTAATAAATGAGGTTAAATAACTATCTAACAGAATTTAAAGTTATAAAAATGGA